AAAGATGCAATGTCTGTTCCTTCTGTTGCTCGCGCCCGCAATTTAATCTGTGGCACAGTCGCTTCGATTCCTTTAGAGTATTACAACAAGCGCACCGGCGAAGTTATCGCGCCGCCTCGTTGGATTAACCAACTATCAAAGAACCAGCCTTCATTCGTAACAATTAACTGGATCGTGGACTCGTTGCTATTCTACGGAGTTGCTTACCTTCGTGTAACCGAGCGCTACGCCGAGGACGGCCGCCCTTCAGCCTTTGAATGGATCGCTAACTCTCGCGTAACTTATACAACTGATCTTGAAGGCATCATGATCACTCAGTATTATGTTGATATTGCGCCTATTAGCATGAACGATATTGTAACTATCCAAGGATTAGATGAAGGCGTGTTAGAGCGCGCTGGTAGAACTATTCAAGCCGCGATCGACATCAACCGAGCAGCATCTATCTCTGCTGCAACTCCAATGAGTTCAGGCATCTTAAAGAACACAGGCGCAGACCTTCCACAGCAAGAAGTCTCAGGACTCTTAGCTGCTTGGAAGCGCAGCCGTCAAAATAATTCAACTGCTTATCTGACATCTACTCTTGAGTTCCAGTCAACACAGTTCTCACCTAAAGACATGATGTACAACGAGGCTATTCAGAACCTATCAACTGAAATTGCTCGCGCTATGAATGTTCCTGCTTATTACTTATCAGCTGATCAGAACACCACAATGACTTATGCAAATGTCACCGAGGAACGCAAGCAATTTTATGCACTGAGCATCGAACCTTTTATCCAAGCGATCCAGACACGCCTCTCAATGGACGACATCTCCACAGCAGGACATGAGGTGCGCTTCAGCGTATTCGATACATTCTTGAAAGATGATCCTTTGGTTGAACTTCAGGTTATTGAGAAACTGCTAACTCTAGGACTTATTACAACTGAACAGGCTATGGAAATGACGGACTTAACTCCTAACGGAAGCGAAGGCATAAGTTAATGGAAACCTTATACATCGAAGCAGCATCTATTGAATGCAGCGAGGAACGCCGCGAAATCTCAGGCAAGATCGTGCCAATGGGTACAGGCGAAATCGGTAACACTAATCTTGGCGGCGTAGTCTTTGAAGCAGGAAGCATCGAGATAGATGACCCTTCTAAGATCAAGTTGCTATCACAGCACGATGTTAAGAAGCCTATCGGCCGCATGGTTACTGCAACAGTCCGACCAGACGGCATCTACGCAACTTTCAAACTAAGTCGCTCAACAGGTGGCAACGATGCACTCGTTATGGCGCAAGAAGGACTCGTTAGCGGTCTTTCAGTAGGTGCAGAGATTATCGCATCAGCACCGTCTCGCGCTGGACACACAGTTGTCACAGCAGCGAAGTTAAAAGAAGTTTCTCTAGTAACTGAACCGGCTTTTAAGTCTGCTCAGGTTCTTGAGATCGCAGCAGAGGAAGTAGAAACCCCTGTTGAACCAAACACACAACCAGAAAGCGAGGCGGTCGTGGAAAATACTCCAGACACCGTAGCAGCACCAGAAGTTGAGGCAACGGCTGTTGAAGCCGCACGCGCAACTGTTCCAGCAATGGCTTATGCAAAAGAGCGCATTGCACCAATTTCATCAGCACAATATCTAGAAGCATCTATCAAGTCTGCTCTAGGTGATGACGAAGCACGCCGCACAGTTCGTGCAGCAGATGACTCAACATCAACTAACACAGGTTTGACACTTCCACTTCACCTTAACTCATTCATCACAGACACCTTCTCGGGCCGTCCGTCATTTGATGCAGTAACGCGTGCGCCACTCGTGGAAAGCGGCATGTCCTTTACAGTTCCACGCCTCTACACTCAGGCAACATCAGCAGACACAGCACCAGCAGTTGCAGATGTTAACGAAGGTGCATCTGTTACTGATACAGGCATGACTTCAGCTTATGACACAGTTTCAATTAACAAGTTCGCCGGATTAAACCGCGTTTCTTGGGAACTCATCGACCGCTCATCACCAGCGTTCATGGAACTTCTCATGGCTGAACTCCGTAAAGCCTACGAAGCAGCAACAGATAAGGCACTTATCGCTGCATTCACAGCAGACGGAACTCAAGCAACATCAGTTGCAACAACAGCAGCAGGACTCCAGTCATTCATCTCTGTTGAAGGCGCAAAGGCCTACAAGGGAACTGGCGGAGACTTCGCTAACAAGTTGATCGCATCAACTGACCAATGGGCAGCCATTGCAGGTTACGCAGACACAACTGGTCGCGCACTTTACTCAGCACAGGGCGCAACACAGAACGCATCAGGAACAGCAGTTGCTTCAAGCGTTCGTGGAAACATTCTCGGAACTGATCTCATCGTAGATCACAACATCACAACATCAGGCCTAGTCGATGAGTCAGCATTCCTCGTTGCACCAGGTTCTGTATATTGCTGGGAGTCTCCACAGACACAACTTCGTCTAAATATTTTAACCACAGGCGAACTCGAAATCGCACTCTACGGCTACCTCGCAATTTATGTGGGCAAGTCTGGCAAGGGCGTACGCCGCTTCAACATGACTGCCTAATAGCAGTTAACTAAGTCGCTGGCGGCCTAGTGCCCTTCTAGGCCGCCAGTCTTTAGAAAGAGGATCAAATGAGTTACACGACAGTAAGCGAGTTAAGAGCCGCACTTGGTGTTGGCACACTTTACTCTGACGCAACCTTGCAAGAGGTCTGCGATGCTGCCGATAATGTGTTGATCCCTTTTCTATGGAAAAACCAACAGCCAATTATTGCTCATTCGAGTTCTGGCACAGTTGGTACTCTTTACTTTGATAGTGATATCCGAGAAGTTTTCTACATTGGGCAGAGCGTTACGATCAGCAATTCAGGAAGCCGTTACAATGGCACAAAGACAATTACTGAGGTTGGCGAATACTCTTTTAACATAACTATTACTGCTGGCAACAATAATCCTTACCATGTAATTCAACCTTATGGCACAGCAGCAGCTGAGACTTATACAGATTATTCAACTATTCCAGCGATCCAAGAAGCAAGCCTCATGATCTCGATCGACATCTGGCAGTCTCGTCAAGCACCTTCAAGCGGTGGCGTTACTGTTGACGGATACGCTCCAAGTCCTTACCGCATGGGTAATACTTTGCTTGCTCGCGTTCGCGGCTTGCTTGCGCCTTTTCTTGATCCGCGCAGCATGGTTGGTTGACCATGACCGCCGCTATTTCAACACTTCGCGCCACTATTGCAGCAGCGCTAGTCGATAACTCACTCTGGTCAGTATTTTCATTCCCGCCAGCAACACCTATCGTTAACAGCGTAGTAATTAGTCCAAGTGATCCTTATGTAACTCCTAACAACAATAGTTACAACACCATTGCCCCACTTGCTAACTTTTCTATAAACATCTTTGTGCCACTCCTGGACAACGAAGGTAACCTTAATGGAATTGAGGAAATGCTAGTTGCTGTGTTTAATAAACTAGCGGCTTCCTCTATCGTCTATAATGTGGGAGATGTGAGCGCTCCAAGCGTTCTTAATGCCGCATCAGGCGATCTACTGACTTGCTCCCTGCAAGTCTCAGTCCTAACGAGTTGGAGTTAAGCCATGAATGAATGGGAAAAAGAACAAGCAGAGTTCCTGATCAAAATTGGTCAGACTCCTGTTACACCAGCACCAAAACCATCTAATAAGAAAGACGAGGAATAAACCAAATGGCAGTATTTCTAAACAATGGAGTAGTGGTTACTGTTAACTCGGTTGACCTCTCAAACCATGTCACATCAGTAACGCTTAACCGTACTTTCGATGAACTCGAAGTCACAGCAATGGGCGACAGCGGTCACAAGTTCGTTAAGGGCTTGGAAGCATCATCTCTTACTATTGACTTCCTAAACGACACAGCCTCAGCAAATGTTCTAGCAACTTTGCAAGCCGCGTGGGGTACATCAGTAACGGTCACACTAAAGCAGACTTCAGCTGCTACATCAGCGACAAACCCACTTTACACAATGACCTGCCTAGTTAACAACACAACCGATATTAACGGTTCAGTTGCAGACCTTGGCACTCAGTCAGTAACTTGGAATGTCAACGGCACAGTAGCAATTACAACTTCCTGATAACTAACTAAGGGGCAAAAATGGCAAAACTAAAGGTAACAAGGGCAGACGGAAGCGTTAACGAGTACCAGATCACTCCGGCGATCGAGTACGCCTTCGAGCAATATGCAAAGAAGGGCTTTCATAAAGCCTTTAGAGATGATGAAAAGCAGAGCGATG